CTACGATACTACGCTTACCAAAAATAATCAATTTATTATTATGGGCAGCTAGTGCTACAACTTCATCGTGACCGTCGGGCCATACTTTAGACAAGTTAATGGAACCAGAGGTCCCACCTAGCCAGTCATGACCAATCAAAAGATCAGACCAATAAACAGTTGATTTATCTGTAGCAAAGTCAGCAGTCCAGAGTCTACCGTAAGCTGCTAGGACTTCATTCCCGTACATTGTTGAAGCAACACCCGCTGCACTATTGACAGAGCCTAGTGTTACTACGTTACTGTTAGCGCCTCCAGATGTCCCTGAAGCAGTTACGTTGTATATCAGAGGCTGAAACCCACGCTGAAAGAAGTAGATGCTGTCATTAAAGTTGACCATCTTCCAGTTGTCAGCGTTGATCGTGTAGCTACCCGGAGTCTCATCAGCTAGTGTGGTTGTACCACTGAGGATCTTGTTGTTGCCCACAGAGAAGATCTTAGTGTTACCAGCGTCGTCTCTAAACTCTTTTATAGCACTTAGGGAGTCACTACCTAACTGCGTCTTGTTAGTTGTAATGACTAGGTGGCCTTTACGTGCAGCAATACGCCCTCTTTTGTCAATAACAGCGTTGTCTGCTGTTTCAGCAAAAGAAGGGTCCTGAGCTAACGGTGCGTCCTCAGTGTTGATGCCTTGGAACGCGGGTGCTACAAGATTAATACTTTTAAGTTCTTGTGCCATATAAGTACCTTAAGGCGTGTAGAAGATAGTTTCTTCGGGGTGTCTAGCGGCGTCCATAGCAATGGCATCGGACAAGTACTTGTTGGCCATTGAGAAGTACTCAGCAGCAGAAGTACCACCAGTTTCTCCACGTTCTCGTGTAGCAAAGGCCACCGCAAGATGCACTACAGGCATCGCTGGTATCTTAATAGTGTCAGTGTCAGCACTTAAGTCACCATTACGCAAAGCACAGTTAAAACGTAAGGAGTAAACTCCGTCTGGCTTAGGGTAAACATCGATTAACGTGTCACCGTCTGAGTCAACACCGTTGTACGTGTAGTACAGAGGTGAACCAGAGACAGGGTTTCCTAAGAGAAACTGTGAGTCAAACCAGTTGTTAGTCTGGTACTGCATTATTAAGTTTGACGTATCGTTCAAAACGTTTAGTTCTTTGATGTTATTCTGGCTACCTGTTAAAGAGTAGTTGAATACGTCAGCCGTAGTAGTAATCGTAAGGGTAGTCCTAAGTGCAGACCAGTCCCACGAGGTTTCTACGAGGTCCTTAGCGTCATTAATAAGGTCTCCGATTAGCTTGCTGTAAGCAGTAGACTGAACAGAAGAAACCTCTGTTTCACGTATCCTTCTAAGTACATTGTTAACTAAATCTAAATAAGTCACTAGATCATTCCTTTAAACAAACTTTCATTAATGATTCGGTCAAGTTCAGCAGTGTAGTCTTTTGGTTGGTACTGGACTCCTACGAACCCCGGAAGATTATAACTTAAGCCGCCCATCATGCCACCTCTAGGTGCGTCTCTACCTGCTGCTCCGCCTGCTCCTGCTGCTCCTGCTGGTCCTGTTGCTCCAACTAGGGGTTCTTCTGGGTCTCCTCCGCCTTCAGGCTCTTCTGGGCCTCCTTCGACTATTACAGGGCCACCAACTACAGGATCATCTGGGTCTCCATCGTCACCACCATCGTCACCACCATCGTCACCACCATTGTCACCACCATTGGTTACAATGACATCATCTGGGTCTCCATTGGTTACAAGAGGGTCTACAGTGTCGTCAGGTACACCATCTCCATCTAAGTCATTAGGATCAAAAGGAGTAAGTCCAGCGCCTCCAGTGCCTACAGGTTTATCATCGTCACCACCGATGTCACCACCGATGTCACCACCGATGTCACCACCGATGTCACCACCGATGTCACCTAAAAACGGATCACCCAAATTATCAGGTACACCATCCCCGTCTAAATCATTAGGATCAAAAGGAGTAAGTCCAGCGCCTCCAGTGCCTGTAGTACCACCATTGTCTACAGTACCACCGTTGTCACCACCATTGTCACCTTCAAAAACTTCTACTTCTTTTATATCACTAGGTAATTTGTCTACTGGGTCCGCTGGGACATCAATGTCATTGGCTAGTCCATCATCAGTGTCTTCAGTAACTCCTGTAGTAGTCCCCGGTAGAACAGTTTCTCCTCCGTCTCCTTCTCCTACAGCAGCAGCAACCCACTGACCCTCTCCGTCTAAAACGTAGTTAGTTCCGTCTGTTCCTATTATTCTAACGGGGTTTCCGTCTTTATCGGTAATTAATCTTCCTCTGGGTGCTTTTGCAGGAGGTGTAGGGTCTTCGTCTGGGTCGTCGGTTAAGCCGCCTAGTTCGTCACCGTCAGTAGTATCACCATCAGTAGTGTCTGCTAGACCGTCTTCATCGCCGTCGTCTAAACCTATGTCCTCAAGAGAAGCTTCTACTTCTTCTTCCCATTCTCCTGTGTCTGGGTTTAGAAATAAGTTTCCTATTGCTACCGTTGCTGTCGAAGAGCCTGTGATAGACCCATCATCATTTAAAGTAAGATCGTCAAGAAGGACTTCACCTATGTCTTTAATATCAACAAAGATATTTCCTTTGCCGTCTGTTAAAATTTCACCTATTTTTCCAAGAGGACCTAGGATTTCTCCAGCAGCGTTTACTACTGCGTCCTTCATTAGTTCCCCGCCTACAAAAGTACCAGCTTCATCAAAAAGAGGTATTCTTATGGGGTTTCCGTTTACGTCAAAATTAACAGGAATTTTAAGGTCTAAAAATGTTCCTTTGGCTGGGTCGAAAGTAATAGATATAGGAAAAGGAAGATTATCAGGACCCATCTGAGCCTGTAGTGTTTCGTCTACCCACTTTATCCAATCGTCTACACTACCCGGCATACCTTTAGGGCCAAAGATAACTTTCCCTACAGCACCGGGAATTTTCTTTAAAGCTTTTTCAATCTCAGGCCAGATGTCTGTCTGTTGTTCTTCAGTTAACTCCGTTACGTCTACTTCTTCGTTCTCAGGAAGCTCATAAGGAATATAAGGAACTACTTTAGTTTCTTCAGAAGTATCTGGTTCAGCAATTTCCGTCCCATCAGTGTATGTTATTTCCGCCGGAAGAACAGTGACTCCTCCGTCACCTGTGCTTTCTTGAGGAGCCTGTGTTACCCACTGACCACTGTCGTCTTGTGTGTAAACTTCTCCGTCATAGGTTAAACGAACAAGGTTACCTTCTTTGTCATAGATCTTTTTTGAAGATCCTTTACCTGTTATTTGACTTTGGGTAGGGCCTGCTGCTTCTACTTCTAAATCTTCTTTGCTAATTCCAAAAGCATCTCCTACTTCTGAACGAGACAAGGTTTCATTGTCCCCAAACATATCGTTAAAATAGTCGTACAAAGAGGGTGCAAAGTTTTCTAAGTATTCTAAACCACCTATGAACCCTTCGTTCAACGGGTTGTTTATGTTTTCTGCACCTGTGTCAAGCTGCTCTAGTACCTGTCGAATACCTACTTCAAACAGGTTACGCTCCATTCCCTGAAGACCTAAAACAAACGCAGTAGTTGTTTCTCTGATGTCTTTACTTACGTTTAAACGATCAAAGTACTCTCCCATTCCTCTCATAAAGTTTTGGACAGAGGAGCTTGGGTCTGTATTATCTAAATCTTCTCCGGTGTAGCGGTCAAATGTATCGCCACGGTCGTAAATAACTTGTCCCTGTGCGTTAAAAGTTTCTCTACGTTTCTCAGTAGTAGTGGGTTCTTCTCTTTTAGCCACAGGCTCTGCTTTAGGCACATACCTATCTTGATAGTAGTTGTACAAATCAGGAGTATTAGCCCTCATCTGATACTTCTTGTAGGAAGGCAGGCTATCCCACTGTTGCTTAGTAAGTCTCTTGTAAGCCATTACTTAGACACCCCTGATTTCTTCTCGTAAGTTCTCATTGCACCTAAGCCTAACATTCCCATCAACACGGGCATCATGGTCTCCAGAGGAACTAAAGGTATAACTATGTCTAACTCAAGCAACGCTAAAACAAAGTTGCTAAAGGGGATAGTAATAAAGTTCCCAAACATACCTAAGACGCACACCCAGCCTACTGCTGGCCTCCAGCCGGACACAAACAGCGACTTGTGAGCAGCTTCTACTTTGTTGACTTCTACCTGCGCCAACGCACTTTCTTGCGCGTATTTCTGCGACATGGTAGCAATTTCATGCGCCAACTTAGCCTTAGTGTCAGCATCGGGTATAAACTTGTCCAGCAAGCCCGTAACAGGCCCTATGAGCTTATCAATCATTACGCTTGTTCCACAAGTCAAACAAAGTTTTAATCTTTTCTTCCGCTACGTCCATACGGGACATTAGCTTGCCCAACGTAAGGACAAGCACAATGAAGCCCACAAAGATGGGCCAGATTGATCCAATAAGATCAATGTACTCCACATTAAGAGTCCTTCTTTTTGTGGATTAGGTTTTGAATTGTGTTAGTCTCAAAGATCCTAACGACAGTCCATACAATGCTCAAAGCAGCAGCCACAGCAGGGAGCCAGCCCATTAGAGTGGACACTGTAGTAGTTACCGCCAGCGCGTCCACTGCGACTTTTGCTTCTTCCTGCATTTATCGTTTTCCTTAAGCGGCTTCAGCAGCGGCAATAGCTGCATTAATTGTTGACATGTCTTCGCTGCCCCAATCGTCAAGAGCTACGCCAGCAGAACAGTACCCAGAGCTACGCATGATACGATCTTTAACTTCTTCGGCTGTTATGTCAGAACAGAAGTCATTATCAGCATCTAAGGCATTTGTGATAACACTAACGCTGCCTAACATTGCTGAGTACATCTGTGCTTTTTCTTCTGCTGTTCGTTCTATTTCGCTCATGATGCTGTGTATCCTTTTCCAGCGCTAATAGCTGAGTCAGTAGCTGTAAAACTTTCGCTACCCCAATCTTCTTTAGCTTTCATGATTTCAAGGTGCGCGACATTTCTGTCAACACAATCCTGTCGGTCTGCGGCTTCTTCATCCGCCATAGAGTCTCCTGCGATAATCGCGGTAATGAGACTAATGCTGTCACCCATTGCCATGAAGTCTGCTGCACATTCTTCTGCTGTTCTATCTTCGCTCATAGTTGTTATCCTTCTAAAGTTGTGATTCTTGCGGTTAATGATTCAATCAATGCTTGTTGCTCTTGAATGGCTTTAGTTAATACAGGGATTATGTGGGCAGAAGTTAATTTTAATTTATCTGATTCTTCATTATCCACGATAACTGGACTTGAGCCTTCAAGGGCCAATACATCTTGTGCGCTAAACCCATACTTAGTATTACCTTTTGGAGTAGCGTCATCTCTGCTTGTCCTAAACTTATAAGAGATAGGACGCAGTTGTTTTACAAAGTCTAAACCTTGACTAACATCCTGTATTTCTGTTTTGTCTCTTTCGTCAGATACTACTGTCCAATCAATTTGTATGTAAGCATTTGTTGCTTCAGTAGTGCCTAATACTATGCGGTCATTGTGAGTAGTTACTTGAAATAAACCGTTACTAAATAAACTAGAACCTGACTCATGTCCTAAAATTAAATTACGACTACCTGAAGTGAGCTGTCCTGCTGCGTAATATCCTAATACGGTGTTATCTGCGCCTGTACAGCTAATGGCGGCAGAGTTACCAATAGCTGTATTTGCATCTGCACAGTTTGCAGACAGTGCGGACTTACCTACAGCAGTATTATTATTACCATCATCAGTAGCCTCGCCTGCAAGATTACCCACGAATGTGTTGTTAATGCCTGTGGTTACGTCATTACCTGCAAGACCACCAATCAGGGTGTTGTTAACGCCCGTAGTTACTGATAGACCTGCATAAAAACCTATTGCTATGTTGTGAGCATCTGTAGCTGAGGTGAAGTTTTGATTCTGTAAAGCTTGGACACCTATGGCTACAGATTTATTACCTTTAGTGTCTCCGCTTAAAGCTTGGTAACCTAGCGCAGTATTAGAGTTACCAACTGTAAGCTCATCACCTGCTAAGCCACCTACAAGAGTATTAATAATCCCCGTAGTTATATTAGTACCAGCATGATGGCCAACGGCTACGCTATATGCGTTTGTCGCACTTGTAAGGTTTTGATCTTTTAACGCTGCTGTACCTATTGCAACAGACCTGTTACCCAGTGTTTCACTAGTTAAGGCTTCTGATCCTACAGCTACGTTAAAGTCAGAGTCTGTAAGACTGTCTCCAGCTAAGGCCCCTATTAAGGTATTTTCTGTGCCTATGGTTAATGTTTCACCTGCACTGAATCCCACTGCTGTATTGTATGCGTTTGTAGCTGAAGTGAAGTTTTGAGTAAAAAGGGCGTTATTTCCAATTGCTACAGACCTAGAACCTAGTGTATCGGAAGTTAAAGCTTGGGCACCAACAGCAACATTATAATCAGCATCTGCAAGTGCATCACCAGCAAGGCCACCTATGAGCGTATTGTAAATGCCTGTGGTTACTTGATTACCTGCGTCATAGCCAACCGCTGTGTTGAAAGTTTGTGCGGCAGATGTAACATTATGTCCCCACAAAGCCCCACTACCCACCGCAGTACAGGCACTACCAAGCGTGTTGGTGGTCAAAGTGTTGTAACCAATTGCGGTGTTTGAGTCAGCATCAGTTAGAGCATCACCTGCCAAGCCACCAATAAGGGTGTTATGAATGCCTGTGGTTACTGCACTTCCTGCACCATAGCCAACCGCTGTGTTATACGAAGTTGTGGCACTTGTAAAATTTTGACTAAATAAAGCAGCTCTACCAATAGCTGTATTCCCTGAGCCTAACGTGTCAGAACTTAAAGCTTGAGAGCCAACAGCCACGTTGTAATCAGCGTCAGTCAGGGCATCACCTGCTAGACCACCGATGAGGGTGTTTTCTGCACCTGTAGTGACTGCCCTGCCTGCACTATGACCTACACCAACGTTGTAATTATTAGTTGCACTTGTAAAGTTTTGTGTAAGCAATGCTCCGTGACCAATAGCAACTGCTCTTGAACCTAAAGTGTCACTACTAAGAGCATAAGTTCCCAAAGCCACATTACCATCAGCATCAGTAAGAGCATCGCCTGCTAGGCCACCGATTAAGGTGTTTTCAACGCCTGTGGTTACTGCGGCTCCTGCATTATGACCCACTGCTACATTAATGGAGCCTGTGGTGTTTGCGAATAAAGCACTATAACCAACTGCTGTGTTATTATCTGCTGTTGTGTTTGCTTTCATCGCCCTGCTTCCCAAGGCGGTGTTGTAGCTTCCGGTCGTGTTGTCAGATAAACTCCAATACCCTAAAGAGGCATTTTCTGTACCTGTTGTAATCGCATCACTTGCTAGAGTACCCACTGCGGTGTTTTGAGCACCTGTGGTGTTTGCGACTAAAGCACTTTTACCCACTGCTGTGTTATTTGCGCCCGTGGTGTTCACTTCCAGAGCCGCAAAGCCAACTGCTGTGTTGTCATTTGCGGTTGTATTAGACTCCATAGCAGATCTGCCAATGGCTACATTTTGCGACCCAGTTGTATTTGATTCTAAAGAGCGATAGCCAATAGCTACGTTATAATTTCCTGTTGTAGTTGCTTCGGCAGATTCTGCACCAATCGCTACGTTTTGTATGCCTGTAGTGTTTGCGCCTAAAGCACTTGTACCAACTGCTGTGTTGTTAGCGCCTGTAGTGATTTGGTCGCCTGTTTCTGCCCCAACTAATGTGTTGTTTGCGCCTGTAGTGATTAATCTACCCGCTTGGAAGCCAAGGGCCGTGTTACCAGTGACAGTCTGTGAAGTAAAGTTTTGTGTAGCTAATGCCTCATGTCCAAATGCGGTGCTTCTCTCGCCCTTTGTGTCTGATGATAAAGCGGAATAACCTGCAACTGTGTTGTAACTTGAGGTATTAAGTGCATCGCCTGCTGCACCACCAATGAGTGTGTTTTGAATGCCCGTGGTTACTTCAACTCCTGCTCTTGCTCCAACTGCTGTGTTGTAAGTATCCGTCGCTGAAGTAAAGTTTTGGTTTGCTAATGCGGCTCTACCAATTGCAACTGAATTACTACCAAGAGTATCGGCACTAAGAGAGTCATTGCCTATTGCTACGTTTTTAGTTCCAGTATTTAAGGCATCTCCTGAACGATAACCTACAAATGTATTCTCATCACCAGTAGTAATCGCAGTACCTGCCTCATCGCCTACGACAGTATTATAATTACCACCGCTTGCAATGGAGTTACCTGCGTTGACACCTAATCTTAGGTTGCTTGTTCCTGCTGAAGCGGTAATAAGGTCTGCACCGTCTGCAAGCGTTACGTCTGCCTCAGGCTTCAACCCTAGTTCAACAACGGCACCCGCTGCGTTCTCTGTGTACAGCCGTCCGTTTTCTGTGTCTACTGCCAGCTCACCTCTTACTATGTCGGAGGCTGCGGGTGCGTCTGATCCAAATTTAGTTACAATTGTTGTAGCCATTGTTTAATTCCTTTAGTAAGTGCCGCCTAAGAGCGTACCAGTTGTCATTTTGTCTGCGTTTAGTGTTGAAGTTGACTGTAGTGCCGAAGCAGCTAGTGTTCCTTGGGCTGCTGTGGCGTACGCTGAAGCAGCCGTAGTTGCTACTGTGCCTAAGCCTAGAGTAGTCCTAGCTGCTCCTGCGTTAGCATCATCAATCAGAGTACCACCAAAAGTTGATACAGCAGAAGCTGCCAAAGCTGCGTCAGCAGTATCTCCCTGTGCTGCTGTAGCGTAAGCCGAAGAAGCAGTCGTAGCGGCTGACCCAAGTCCTAATGTGGTTCTCGCTGCTGCTGCATCTGCGTCGTCAACCAGAGTACCACCAAAAGTTGATACAGCAGAAGCTGCCAAAGCTGCGTCAGCAGTAGAACCTTGGGCTGCTGTAGCGTAAGCACTGGCTGCTGTGGTTGCTGCTGTTCCTAAGCCTAGAGTAGTCCTGGCTGCTCCTGCGTTCGCGTCGTCAATTAAAGACGCACCGTAAGTAGAAACTGTTGATGCTACCAAAGCTGCATCTGCGGTAGAACCTTGGGCTGCTGTAGCGTAAGCACTGGCTGCTGTGGTTGCTGCTGTGCCTAATCCTAAGGTAGTCCTAGCTGCTGCTGCATCTGCATCATCTACTAAGGTTCCACCAAAGGTTGAAACTGCTGAGGCTGCTAAAGCTGCATCTGCGGTAGAACCTTGGGCTGCTGTGGCATAAGCAGAAGCAGCAGTCGTAGCCGCTGTCCCTAAACCTAAGTTAGTTCTGGCAGTCGCTGCGTTTGCTAAATCGGATAAGTTGTTGGCTTTAAGTGCAGCAGAGCTTAAGGTATTCGATGCATCCGTGGCGCTTCCTGCCGCTGCTGTTGCGCTGTTAGACGCTGCTGTTGCGCTAGACGCTGCCGCTGTTGCACTGTTAGACGATGCTGTTGCGGAGGTTGAAGCGTTGGACGCTGATGTAGAAGCACCGCTTGCAGAAGACGCAGCCGCTGTAGCAGAGTTGCCAGCATTAGTTTCAGATGTTGCTGCATTAGTTGCACTTGAACTTGCCTCGTTTGCTTTAGTTGAAGCAGTCGCCGCATCAGTCCCAACTTGGGACGCAGTAGCGTCTGTAGTCGCGTCACCAGTACCCCCAGTACCTCTAAAGATACCCATAGACTGCTCCAGCTAAAGAAAACAAAAAAAGAAAAAGGGGGCCTAAGCGACCCCCGTAGAGTTCATTACGCAGAAGGTACTGCGAGAACGAAACCAGCTTCAGGACGATACACCTGAACACCGTACAGACAATCAGCCGTGTACAGAGTTGACAAGTATTCCTGCTTGTACTGGGTTTGTGAACGTACTGACTGCTGCTCTGCAAGGACGATAGCGTCTTTGTGGAACAAAAGTGCTGCACGAGTGTCTACAGAAGCTGCTGAGTTTGCGGCAGCAGTTTCGATAGTAGCACAGTTGGCAGATACATAAACATCTACGCCGTACAAGTTACCGATAAGCCCAGACTGAACTGCCTGACCGCCTACGAAGTCAGAAGACACGTAACGATCAATACCCATAATTGCATTTCGAGTAGCTGGTGGGATAATAAGTACGCGACTTTCCATCGGTACGTTATTGTCGTCCATCTTCTGAATCATATCACGGAAGAATCGATCAGTGAACTCATCTCCAGCAACACCATCAATAGTGTCGTCTGTGTACTGAGTCGTTGTGTTATTGGTGTTCATAAAACAGCCAGTGTGCTGGTAGTCCGTAGGAGCTACAGCAGAAGCAAACACAATTGCACCACCATCACCAAAACCAGTACCACAAGAGTGGAGGTCTGTGTCAATTTTGGTAGCCAGAGCGTAACCAGCGTCTTCAGTGTAAAACTGACGTAAGCTGTTTAAAGCCTGTACTTCGACGATGTCTTCGATGAGACGTGAGTACTCAAAGTGTCGATCGATGTCGATAGTGAGTTCGCCTTCGGTGTTAGCAATGATAGTAACTGCCGTATCAGCAGCCTTAGCATTTGCATCGCCACGTACGGGCTTAGGGATGTGAAGCTTGTCGCCCTTCTTGCCACTCATAGAGAGTTTCTTGACAAGGGGAGCCAACTTCAGGTTCTTTTGGTAAGCAGCGACAATCTCATCACTCCAGATTTCTGGAATAAAAGTAGCTGCCTCTGTTTTTGCGGTATTACCGCCTGCGCCGGGATAGGTTGCAGTAGCCATGTTAATCTCCTAATAGATTATTTTACTCGACCCTCCGCGTATGCTCTAAAGATTTCCTCTGATAAAGCTTGATAACGCTCTGGGTCTGTTTTCATTAGTTTAATAATGTCGGCCCTACGATATACTTTTCTACGACTAGCCTCACCGCTACCCTGCATGTTACCCGTATTAGCTGCCTTAATTTGTTGCTTACGTGCCTGTTTCTCAACCTTCACGGTTTGTTCTGCTACTGTCTTACGCTCTTTCCAGAGTGCAA